AGTCCAAATGTGTTGATTAGCTGAACCATCGTCATAATAAAACCTCATCGTTCCATTAAGCCACCAAGAAAGCCAGTAGTCAGTGGACGCTTCAACAGAAGGATACGATGAAAAATTAAATGTCATCCAACCATCTTGATTTGTACTAATTGGTCCTTTCTGTTCAGTAACACCTAATAAGTTGAACGATGTGTCGTAAATAGCACACTTCATATAAGGTGTTGTCTCCCACTGATTGCAAATATAAACAGTTAAAGAAACAATGTTTCCAGCACTCCCTGATGTATATTTATTTGATAATATACGATTACCAATTGAATTATGATATATCCCCCCTTTATCCGTCTTTCCAAAAGTCTCTGCCATTATGCCACCCTAATCTTTTGAGCTATTTTTAACTTGCACTAAGCTGGCACTCCCAAGTGAACTCGATTTGATCGCCATCCACCACATTTATAGCACTAAATGTATTCCTTGCTCCTAAAACTCCACCCGTAGCAGCACTGAAAATACCCCACTCGGTTACAGCTTTTGTAGCTGTGCAAGATACAGTCCCTACACTCTTAAATTCTTTAGCATTATCTCCTTCAGTAAGAGTTCCAGTAGCTCTCGCAAATCCAGTAGCAGTTTCCATTCCAGAATCACCTGCCGCTGGTGCAGTAGTTCCTGTTCCTGTATCGTGATATTTCATAGTCTCAAGCTCAACTGAATTTTGCCAAGCATCAACAATATACTCCAGCCCATCATCCACTACGAGATTGTGTCCAAGACAGCGTTTTTCTATGAGTTTACCACCTCTAAAATGTTTCGCCCATAGTGTATCTTTCAGTTTTATATTTCTTGATTTTCGTTTCTTTTTTATAAACATTTCTATCTCCTAATAGTTAATAAAGATACCTCCTCCACACAGCAGGCATCTTCTTTTTTCTATCAGCTATTTCTCTTTTAGCCATCATTACTTCTTCCTTATACCATTTCTCAAAGGAAGGAGCTTTAGCATCATTATCACTCCTTAATAGCATTCTTGCCGCATAAATACAGGGAATTACGTGATACTGGTCGGGGATTTTTGAGGTATCTGTGCCTGTTAAAGTAGTATGCTTTTTTCTTCCATAGATATAAATTTTATCATTAGCTGTATCACAAGCTGGATAAATTCCTATAACATCGTGTTCTTTGGGTATCCATACTATTGGGTCTCCTGTTATAGATTGCCAATCCTTATCAGAATCATAATTTTCACTATCTTGAGGATATTCCTCGTCCATCTGATTAAAAGTTTTCCTTACTAAAGTATGCTTTATATCCTCGCTGACATCTTCCCATTCAACTCTTGTTATCTCATAATTCGCAGTAGGAACAAGATACCACATCTGATTTGCTACAGTTGAGATATACCAGTTAGTATCCAGAACCTCAGTTTTATCTATAAAATCAATGCAGCCGAGATTTACAGCTTGCCCCACAAAAGCATCGGTGAATCTATCATTATTTGCTTCTTCACATAGATTTAATGTAAAATCTTTCATTTCAGAAAAGTTCATTATAACTCCTTATGTAGCAGGATAAACAGCACCACTGGCAGCAATATAATAAACACAATCTGTTGCCTTTCCTTCAATATATACTTCTGCCAAATCACAAGCACCCAGTTTTACTTCTTTACCTGGCATAAGCATATATCCATCAGTTGCTGCTACAGTTGAACCAGCTCCCGTTACATTGCTATTACCTAAAAAAATAGCTCCCTTATTCATCAAAGGAGCGGAGATAACTACCCAATCTACTTCTTGAGCACTACTTTTAAGTTTTACTGCTGTTCCAGTTGTAGCTATAGCTGTTCTTCCATTATAAATAGTAGTATCCGCCATTATTTCCTCCTAATGTTAATTTTCCTTCTATGATAGGCTATGTCTTGAAGCGAGACGCAGCCTAATCTTTTCACACATTGAGATATTTCTTCATCGGTGACGGGATTCTTCTCAAAATCAGCTTCATCTCCTCCACCGCATACTTTCTTAATATGTTCTAAACTCTTATTCTTCATCTATCGGTCCTTCATCCTTTTTTGTATAGATATAATCTTTACAGTGTCCTACCTCTATTGTAGGATCAACCCAAATCTCTACTCCAGCAGCCATACACTTCAAGCAGAATGCTATATCCTCCCCCATAATTTCTACATTTTTCCGATATTTAGTTGTAAAGAATGAGAACCAGGGTTCTTCTACTTTCTCAAATACTTCTGTCTTTATTAGCATTATCCCGGTCCCAACAGCACCAACCCTGAATGGTTCTTTTTTATCACATTTAAACCATTCTCCGTAGATTTTCTTCTCAGGATTATAATCATAGAGAATCGGTCCCACTCTCCCCATTCTTGTCTTTTCTTTATTCCATCGGGGAGAATAATAAACAACTCCTATTACATCTTTATCTCTTGATATAAGCGTATCTAAAATTGTATTAGGATAAGTCATATCGCTGTCAATCATCAAAAGATAATCAGATTTTCCCTTTATAGCCTGTTTAGCAAGTTTATTCCGATTACAATCAAGATAAGCACTACTGGTAAACTTATTAGCTATTGTATATTTGGGATTAGCAACTAAATAAGCTGTTAAATTAACAAAACATTGAAAAGGAACAATTCCAATCGGTCTTCCAATAGGCATTCCAATTAAAATTTTCTTTGGTCTATGTCCTAATATCCGATAGCTTCCATCGGGCATAAAGATTTTTTTACTCATTTCTCCACGAATTTCTCAAATAAAGAAAGATGCTGTTCTGTTAGCTTCTTCTCTTTATCTAACTTTTTCAACTCTTCTACAATAATATCCGTTGCCTTCTCTCCAATTTTAACATCCTTAAATTGCTCCTCTGTCTGATTCCAAGTAACCCTACCTTCACTCTCCACAAACTGATATTTCTTATATTCTGCTTCTGAGAAACTTAAACTATTTCGTAAGTCCCTCACTATTTTTAAGCTCACAAACGAACCTTCTCTCGGCAAAATGTTAAGCAACATTAGCCGTTCCAAAATACTGAGTTTCATTTTTACTCCTTATAGTTTTTTGTGGGGAGATTTAAGGCTCTCCCCTTGCCTTTTAATTCTTATGCAATTGTTCCCACTGCTATATATCTTGTATTTTCTCCAATTTTAACCTTTAATTTCTCTGTAATGGTTAGCGTACCGCCTGCTTGACTTTCGACACAACCCTCGATGGATGCAATGTTAAAGAAATTAGTTGATGCTCCTACATCCAGTTCGAAGATGTCAGTTACTCTTTCTTCTGTGTTGCTTAAGTTCTGGATTTGGACCATTGCATCTGCTCCAGCAGCTGATTGATTATGCACAAGGAGAATGGCATCAGTATCAATCATCGTTCCCCGGTTGGCAATATAGGCAACATAAAGTTTATCATCACCTGCTACTGTTCCAGCAGTTCCGTCCCCGCTAATCATTGCTTGTAAAGCACAAACTCTACCAGATGCAGTGATTTCTCCAGTTCCAAGATTAACATAAGCCGAAACAGCCGCGGCCTCATTAATAGTAAATGCGCCACTGGTAATTAAATGATTCTGACTAACATAAGCAGAACCACTTCCCATTGCAGCGTCTATAGTTATCCTGGAAAATATATTCTGAACATCAACTCCGCTCCCCCAATCAACATTTTTGATATATATAGGGGTTTGAACCATACCCTCTTTCACATATAATCCATATTCCCAGGGATAATCTGATACTGCATCCGCATAGAAGGCATAACTGTGTGTTGCTGTTCCACTATTATTCAGGAAAGAACGGAAACCTATTGCTTCCGTAATAGTTCCCCCCGCACTTAAATCAATTGCTGCTTCAAAAGCATAACCTTTGCTGAACGTAGCTTTCTTACAATCGACATTTCCAACAATAGCCCTTGCCTGTCCTAATGTATGAGTAATACTGTCACCAGTAGTTCTAGCTTTTATCTCTGCACCAACTACACCTCCTTCGGTGCTATCGGCTGTTCCACCCCAGCTTGCCTTAATCTGCATACCCTGAAGCTGTTTACCTGAAGCAACTTTAGTTGAGGTAAACTGAGCATATATTTGTACGCCAGGGTCGGTAGCTGTAGATGTATTCACAAAGGTAAGCTTACTATTTACAAATTCTAACTGGTCATCACTTGCATCCCACAAAATATATGAACCACTGGTTTCACCAAAAAATTTCTGGTCAAATCCAGCAGCATCTGCCCCAAATGTATTAGCTTTATCTAATAAAGGAACGGCATAGTAAATCATGTCACCAACCTTATCAAAGATAAAGCTCTCTCCTACCTTAATTAGCTCATTACGAGCATAAGAAAGCCTCGTAGTTGTACTTGTTAAACCCATTTTAAACCTCCATAACCTCTATTCTGGAGTTCCTCTCCAGCGTGTTATTGTTTGCTTTTCGCAAATTTCCCTTCCAATGTTTTTTGTTTGTAATCCCTATTGTGCATTGCTTTGATATGCATTCGCAATCCCTGTGCAGTATCACAGGAAAAGTCACATTTACCAAACCAGCATTTATATTTGCCTTCAGGTTTTTTATCTACTGCGACATCTTCTATGACAATTCCTTTTGCAAGTTTCTCTGCCATTTCAACTCTTTTCATCTGTTCAGTAAGTTTAGCTTTTTCCTCTCTCAAAATATCATCAGGAGTTTTCGGTATTAGCTCTGTTATCCCATCTTGCGGACATTCCTTGATATGCTTTCTGATTATCTCTATTTCCTCTGGATTATCAGTAACATATTTATGGTTTCTGAATTTAATCCAGCTTGTTGGCGTCATTTTACTTGTTGTTCCCCCGGGAGTAGCTGTTACCACAGTTGCTCCCTTGTGTTTGATGATATTTAAGTTTATTGTTTTTGATATAAAAATTTTCTTCATTTTATCTCCTTTACGGGGGTGGCTTTAACCACCCCCTAATTTTCAATCTTATCAGCCGATTCCCGTAATCCCATATGCTACGCCATGTCTCTTTGCATTTCCAACTTCAAGTGTAAACTGACCTTGATATACATCTTCTCGTCTATTTAGTCCCTCTTTTGCTGGCTGAACAGCGGTGTGAAGTTTCATCTCCTCACCCTTATACCAGAAGAACTTAATATCAGCCAAATCCAGTGCAACAATATATCCATCATAATCAGTTCCAGATGTAGCTGCTCCTTGCTCCAATATTCTTGTAGCATCTACGATATAAGCCATACGACCAGCCAAAGGATACTCAGTTATATTTAATCCGTAACTCTTATCCTTTGGAAGCATCTTAAGTTTTCCTCTTGCCCAGTTATCAATTGCTTGTAAGCCATATTCACCGCAGAATAGATACAAAGTATCGGTATACTTAAAACAATCAAAGAGCCAGCTCTGGAAAGCAGACTCGGTTAAAGCTCCGCCAATATTAGTATTGGTAGCGTTTCCATCACCATCGCCAGTTAAGAAGTAGAAAATCCCACCATTGTATCTTTGGTAGGAATTTCCTTCCACTACTCCCGTTGCCTCACTACGAATACCGTGCCAGAGATAAAGTTCCATATCCCTTGCAGCTTCTCTTCCCTTTTTATTTTGAAGTCTTGCCAACTCATCTCCACCGTGCATAGCATTTACCATTACTTCTCTATTTATAGCAAATGCCCTTTGAAGTGTAGTTGTATAGTTGTATCTCTCTGTTACAGTCCCTTGATAAGCATCTACTCCACCAGAGCCTTCCTCAATTGCAGGTCCCATAATAAGAATATTCTCACCAGCAGCAGTATCACCTTCAGTAGTAGCAACAGTGTTAATTGCTGAAACAGTAAGGTCGGCAGCTCCAGTAGCTGAGGGAGCATCACATACAATTCCTACCCATCCATTTTCAGGAAGTTTAATAACATCCCATTTATGGAATCTACTACCCGTAGTTACTGACATAGTAGTTTCGGAAGTAGTAGCAGCAGAAGTAGAAGTAAAAGCATCTGCTAATGTATCCCAGCGATTATCCAGCTCCTCTTGATACCAAATATGTTTCACACTACTTATGCTTCCTCTTTTTCCTATTTGGTTTGTGAGAACTGTTAAAGGGTTTATCTTCGCATCTAATTTATTGACTTCTTCAGTGAAGTCATATATTTGTCTATCTGTAGCTAAATCATTTAATTCCTTGTATGTGCTTGCCATTCTATCTCACCTCCTATAATCTCGTATCAATCCTCGCTTTCAGTATTCTATCTACATATTGTTTTTTCTTATCTTTCTCTGGAGGCACTTCAGAAGAGCCTTCTACAAAGCTCCTTCTTTCAGCATCATCACTTTTAGCAAGTTTTCTCGTTGATTTTCCTATCAAGTGATAATAAACCGCCTGATAAGGATTTTCAAAACGAGTCCAAGCCTCATTTTCCCGAAGTTCTTTTTCAATGGAAGGCTTTAATTCATCAAATCCTTCTGGATCTTCAGAACGAGCATCTCTTGCCAAAGCTAACAATTCTTTTTTTCGTTCTCTCTCGCTCAAAGTTTTATGTTCATTCTGGAGTCGCTCAAGCTCCTCTCTCTGTCTATTAAGCTCCTCAAGATAAGGACGCTGATAATTAAACAGAGCAGTTAAGGGGTCTTTGTTGAAGTCCTCTTTGAATTGCTCTTCCATCTTTTTTCGCTCTTCAGGACTAATTTGAGGAGCTTTTTGAATTTGTTTCTCTTTCTCCTCAATTCTTCCTTCAAGCTTTGCCAGCCTTTCCTTGAGTTCAGCATTGTCTTGCTGACTTTTAGTAAAAGCCTTTTCAATTTCTTCATAGGATTTAGCTTTATCTTCTTCAGATTTAAACTTGCCTTGAAGCTTTTCTCCTCCCTCATCTTTTCTTTCTCCCTCAGTCCCTCTCGCAGGTTGTTCACTTTGTGAGCCAGGATTAGGATTATTGAGTTCTTTTGTCATTTTTTATTTCTCCTTATTTATCTTATAAATTTCTCAGTTGTTTCTTCTATTAAACCATTCATCTCATTAGTTATTGCTTTTACGGTATCAGCAAATTCCATCTCTCCTCCCACAAACATATCTCTATATTTTTCAACTATATCTTCAATAGATGAAAATTGCTCTATTTTTGCCTCGTTTAATTTTGGTGCAGTTGGAGTTGCTTCCTCTGGAATTTCCTCAGTAAGATTTCCTCTTTTTAAAACATCAGCTAAATTATTTCCGTCTGTCATTATTTTTCCTCCTTCCTTCTCCTGATTGCTTCCGCCTCTTTTAATACATTACTTACTCTGCTAAAAATTGAATTTAATGCTTCAATTTTACCTTGAATTTTTGATGCTTTTGATAACTCTTTATCCAGATTTATTTTAGTTAATTCATTCTTCAAACCACCCACTCGCACTGAAAGGTAACTTTCAAGATATTTCCAACCTTCAGTTTTTCTCATCCCTTCAAGAGCATCCGCCGTTTTTAACACTACTAATTGTCTTTTCTCTTCTTCTTTAGTCATTATTTTCCCTCCGCTGGTGGTGTCATTGCTTTTCCTAATGTAGCTGACATTGTCTCTCCTAATTTCGCTGGACTTTCTTTACCGGGAGCTGTGACACCGGGAGGCACAGCAGCGGGAATTGCCATTTCCTCTGGAACAATCTTATCAATTGTCTCCTGTGGCACATCAAATTCTTCCAGAAGAATTCTTGCTAATTCCTGTAGTTTTAGATTTGCCTGCATACCAAGAATAGCTTGAATTGCTGTTACAAATTGACCTCGCCTAACATCTTTAATTTCCTCTGGGTTAAGCGGAGCTACTTTAGGAATAAAATAAAACTTCCCCTCAAGTCTGGATTTAGTTATAGTTAAGTATTCACCCCTTGCATCATCATCATAAAGAAATGGAATAGAAATTGACCCCTTAAAATACTGTTGGTCAATAGCTGAAATCCATTCGGCTAATTCCCTCATTCCCAGATTTAAGGACATCATATTGATGAATTGGAAAATAGTATTTCCTGCTGCCTGAAGCCGAGCAATACCAGTAGCAGTTTCTCTTTGCTCTGGTGCTTTTCCCATCCAATATTCGTATAGACCAAGTCTATTTTGAATTTCTGTCTCTATTTCTTTAGCTTCCCGATAAACATCTCCTGTAACAAAAGGCCAGCCTCTATCAAAAAATGGTCTCAAAGCATCAAGGTCATCCATTCCTATCAAAGCATTTGGTTTTATGGGTAATCCCTCTAAATCTATACCTGTTCCCTTTAGATATTTTAGAGGGGGATTGAGAATTAAATTAACATTATCAAATCTCTGATTTTTAATATGAGCTAATTCTCTAATATGAGGCTCTATTGCTTGTATTCTTCCTATTCCCCAGAATGACTTTGGTTTAGGCCAATCAATCATAACAATATAGGGGATAGCTTTCTTCTTTGTGTAAGGATTTTCATCTTCCCTTAATACAACTTTCCTTTCTCCGATAGTAACCACTCGGTCTCTTTCCCAATATTCAAGGATTTCGTAAATATCTTCTTTTTCTTTCGTAGTATATCTTTTACCTTCTCCCTCTACTTCTTCAATCCATTTGCCGCCCTTTTCAGCTAAAAGCTCTTTTGTGTTTTTATATGTAGATTTATTGGAATATTTATAGGGTCTTCCCATTGCTTCAATATATTTTCTATTTCTTAAAGCTCTCTGGATTACCCAGGGAACTTCATAAATTGAATATCCATTGGGAGATGGGTAGAAATTCTTATTATCAATTCGCTCTATTTTAGGCTCTTCCTTCTCTCTATCCCAGCAAGGCTTTCTTATGGAAGTACCGTATATTGATTTTGATTGAAGCCATTGAACTATATTTAAGAATGTGAAAGGATTATCCAATCGGAAAGTTAATAATTCCTTTTGAATTTTGGCAGCCTTTTCCCATTTTTTAGCTCTTGCACCAACTGAAAAATATGGTCTCTGACCGAAGATAACCGCTACTTCTTTGGCTAAAATATAATCAACTCCAGCCTGTGCCCAAGCAGGCATAAGAGCAGATAATCCTCTATTTTCTCGGTCTTTTAATTCTGTGGAAGTGCCGTTATAATAATCTTCCCATTTATCAAAGTTAGAATGTAAATCATCTTCTTCTTTTTTATTTCTCGCTAATGTAAACTTCTCGTTAATTTCTTTAACTAATCTTTTTTCTTTTTCAGTCATTTATTTTCTCTTGCGTCCTTTTTTTCTTACTCTTTTCACTACTTTACGCTTTCTTCTTTTTGTATTACTTTTTCTTCTTTTTGTATTACTCTTTTTAGCGGGTAATCCCTTCTCTTTTGTCTTTGCGTAATCTCTTAATTGCTGAATAGTCATAGATTTGGCAATTTTTGCAGCCTCTTTAGAATAAGAAGCTGGTAATTTACCTCTTTTAATAGCCAAAGCTATTCCCATAAGTCTATGTTGCTTTTTGCTTTTTGCGGGCACTATTAAACCTCCTTAAATTTGATAATGCTTCTTCTCTCATTTCCCAATCAATTTTTCTCAAGCGTTCTTTTCCTTCTCGTCTATTTCCACCACAATTTAGCATTGTTAAAGTAAAAGCTTCTGCGGCAAATACTTGAGGAATTTTTATCTTTACTTTCATTTCAATATCTTTCAGAAATTTTACAAATTCTTCTTTTTTAGAAATTATCCAATGCCAAGTTCGGGAATGAGTAGGTTTATATCGTTTTAATTCTTCTATTCTTCCTCCATATTGAATTCTCAATTTTTCTAAAATATCCAAATTAGTATTTGTAATACCAATTTGCATTCCCTTTAAATCCCTTCTTATACTTACGTGTCCCTCACCATCAAAAAGTCCTGCTGTATAATATAGATTTAAAACCTTGCTTTTAGCTGGCATTATCTTTTCCTTCTTAATCCTGTGCCTCGTCTTGGTAATGGAGTCCCAGGATGTAGTCTTCTATGCCTTCTCGCTCTTTCAGTATTCGTTCGAGGTCGCCCTAAACGTCGTCTACCTGCACTCATCTCTTCCTTCTCCTTCTTCCTTTTGCTGCCATCTTTTGGAATTTAGCCTTACCAAATTTTCTTCTTCCGATCCAGCTGGCTAATGCTTTCGGTGACCGTGCCCTTTTTTTCTTTAATTTAGCAGCTAAACTCTTAAATCTTCCTCCCGCTCCTGCTGGAGTTCTTGCCATAACTTTCTTATGAGCTTCTGCTAAAGCTGTTGCCTGCGATATTCTTCCCTTTCCTCTCTTTTTTCTTCGCCTCGCAGCCATTTTCATCCTCCAAAATTAAGATGATTATCTTTCAATACTTGATATAGACCATTTGCTAATGGTTCTATTTGTTCCTCCTTTAAACCATCTCTACAATATTCCCAATTAATACAGTGCAAGATTTCGTGACAAAAAGTATTTTCAATTTCCGATTTTGGTAATTTAGCTCCATTTTTATCAATTTCGCTAAGTTTTATCTGTTTTTGAAGTAAATCTGCTTGTCCTGTATTATTCACCTCAGTAAAAACATAGGGGAATAGCACTTTATAACTATGTCCCGCTATCTTTACCTTTTTAGGTATTTTCAAATTTATCTCCTTTCAAATATTATTGCAGAGTAGTATCCCTTCCCTTGTGTTTACTCTGTAATTCCCTACCAACCCTCCGAATATTCCATAAAAAAAACCCTAATCCGCCCGTCAGCTGACGAATTAGGGCAATTTAAAGCATTAAGGAGCTACCTTAATTGCTCATCAAAATATTTCAATAAAAAAAGCCAAAAGAAGACAAACATTTGCCTCCTTTTGGCCTATGTTTTTTGTTATTTCCTGCTGTGTCGTTGACTCTCAAAGGAGGACGCACAGCAGGGAGCTTATTTTTTATAAATGTTAGATTAATTCAAGATTATTATAAACTTTCTCTCACAAGTGTCAACCCCCCATTAGTTCAAACTCACAACTGGAGCGAATACTATTCCCCAAAAGAATGGAATTATTTCTACTTTTATTTTATAGAAATCAACTTTACAAAATGGAGCGGGGAAAATATGACTCTCTCCAATTTCCCAATAATTATGTGGAATTGGAATATAAAGTAAGTTATCTTTGTTCATTTTATTTCTTTATAGACAATAATCCTATCACTTTGTAATCCTTCTAAAATTCTTACTTCTCCGAAAGGGCTACAAAAAGTATGGATTTCTGTTGGGCGAATGCCTAATTGAACTTTATGAGCTTCTATGTTTAGCTCTTTATAGGCTCGTGGAGAAAGAACAAGCAGGTCTGGTTGAACGCTGTTATTAGATAATTCCTCAAGTAAACTTGTCATTTCACTTATAATACTTCTTTTTAATTTCATCTCTCTCCTTTCTTAATTTAATTCTACCATTTCTTTTCATTATTTTCCTTCTTTAATTATTCCCAATCTTCGGGACAATATTTTTTAATAAGTTTTTTTGCGTCTTCAATAATTTCCCTTACTCTTTTCTCTGGTAGATTTTGCAACCAAACAATATCATTATCTACAAAATCTAACTTCCAAGAAAAAGATATTGTATCGTTTTTTGAGATTGTCAAAATTTCACTTTCTTTAATTTCTCTATCTTCCCTACCCCTCAGAATGCTTCTAACGAGGGTAAGTATCCCTATTGCTCTTATTTTTTTCTTTAATTCTTTTCTCATAATTATCTCCTTTCATTTTAATATCCAAAAATCCTATCAACTGGTTTCTCTCTCTTTACTTTCTTTAAATCTAATCCCCCAGATGGTTTTATAATTTCAAGAAACATAGCAGCTGCATCTATTAAATCATCGCTCATTTTAGCTCTGGGGTAAGATATAATTTGCTGATAAAGAATTCTCATATTTTTACCCACAGGAATCCACTGCCATTTTCCTCCAACTTTTATTTTTTTCCCCTTTAAGAAAATCTTACCATCTTTGAAATATGGTTGAAGAGCACCAATTCTATCCTGTTTTTGCTGTCTTCTTCCATAGTGTCGCAGGGGTTCTACTCTAACCTTTGTTCCCCATTCTCTTCCCTTTCTCTCAAAGTTTTTAGAGAGTTCTCCCCTGTAATAATTCTGTTCAATTCCCACTCTTCTTATTCTCCGCTGGAGATATTCATTAAATATAATTTTTACAATTTCATCAGGTTTAAATCTATCAAAATACGGTTCATAGAAATAAATATTTTCTTCTCTATCTACACCTCCGGGAAGAATCGCTGTTTTATCACCAATAGAGCCTTCGTGTCCTGCGGGGTCAACAGTTAAGTAATTGGTTAATACATCTGGTAGTTCTTCCTCATCTTCATACCACTCAATGTCGTCTTTACTAAACATAGTTGTGGAAGGATTTACAGGATTATTCATATATTGGCAACTGAAAAAATAAGGGTCTTTCTCCTGCTCTTTTTTGAGATATTCAAGTGAAAGCATTTGGGGATAATAAGCTCCTCCATCATCTTTTATAGCGGAGCGAATGAGAATATCCCACTCATCGCCTTCATTCTCAAGAATGTAAGAGACGAGATCATCCTGGTCCCAGCGCGTGCAGGGCATTATAATTCTGCCAGTCTCTCCGAGCATAGGTTTAAGGTCAAGATAATGTCTGATTGTTTTAGCCAGTGCTTCTGGAGTTTTTACGGTTTCCCTGTCCACGAGGTCATCTAAAATAGCCAAACGAGGATGATAGGCTACCTTTACGCTATCTACCCCCGCCGTATTTATAGAGGGATTCATTTCTTTACTTCTTGAAGCAGGAGCTATTGTAAGAGAATAATCTGTCCAGCCCCTCTCCGATTTCCACTCTCCAAAAAGACTCTTAAATGTTTCATTGAGTTCACAGATTGAGCGAATCTGACCAAGCATCTTAATTGATAGAGTTCTCTCCACCGAATCAATTAAAATAGTCATATCTGGATCGTGGCATAACTCAAAGAGCGAATAACCTATGGTAATACAGCTTGTCTTTAAGCATTTTCTTGGAACAACAATCAGTTTATTTTTCTTACCAGTTGACCAATCTTGAACAAAATCGCATATTTCTCTATGTGGTTCTTCTTCCATTCCCACTTTGGTTGGATAATTAGCTGAATTGAATCCAAGAATATATTTATCAAAAAAATAGAGAGAGGAGAGAGCCAAATCTTTTATCTCCTCAGGAGAATATTGCTCTATTTCATCAGGAGAATATTGATTAGTTTGCATAAATTTATCCAATTATTGAGTTAAAAAAAATTGTTGTATAATATGAGTGAACTTTCTATAGATTTCCGCAATCCCATTTGGGCATCCCCTCCCCCTCGCCATCCTCTCTCTATTTCTACTCCATCGCTTCACTCGGTCCCTCTTCTCTCTATATTGCATCTTCTTCATCTCTTCATCCCCCTCCCTCTTCATCTCTCCCTCTTTCCCATCTCATTTTCTCCTTCTAAAAATAGGGGTGTAGAGGTATAGTAATTCTTTCGTATTTGCTCAATAATCTCTCGTTTTAGACACTTTAAAATAAAAGAGGTAAATAATACATCTATGAAAAAATATCGCCTAATTACCCCCTCTATGTAACTCTTTTTCTCTATATTCTCTCCTACTCTCATTCTTATCAGCTTCTTTTTCCTCTCTCCTCTGATATTCTTTCTCTACTATCTCTCTGGGTATCTCTATTTTGATGATTTTCGTAGTTTTCTCTAATTTATCTTTGAGGAGACCAGCTAATTTAGCGGCTAACTCATAGTATCGGAGGAGATTAGCAAAGTCTTTAGCATTTATCTTACCAGTATTACGGAGAATATCTAACTTTTGTTGAACAATATCATCTATTTGGGGGAGATTATTAAAAAAAGTATCAAATTTAGCGTAGTCTATGGGAGTGAATTCTATATCTCCGAGCATTTCCGAGCCTCGATCTAGTGCAGTGCTTTTCTTATATCCTGCCTTTATCAGTGATTTACTCTTATTTAAAAACGTATCACTCTCAGGGTCCACATATAATCTCTTGGCTATCTCTCTTCTTATATTCTTTTTCTTTCTCATATAATAGTATTATCTCTTTTATATATATTATTATCTCTTATATATATTTATTCTTTAAAATATGCAATGATTATGCCAAACTCGGCGGAGGGATTCTAATAGCAATGTCAGAAATATTCCATTTTTTTTAACCCAACCCCTTTTGGTATTAGTATTAAACTTAACAGTGAAACTTTCTCCTTTTCCGATAGAAATCGGAGGAAATTCAGCTCGGATTATTCCCCCAACTTCCCTTCCTTTGATCTCATATTTTTTCACTTATATATCCTCTTCTTTATTTCATATATAATAATACTCCCAACTAAACAGTCAACCCCCTACCATTTGGAGGCACTCTATCCCTCTATTTATCGGAGCATTCCTTCCTATTCTTCCTTTGAGAGATTTGACAAACTGTGTGTGTATGCTATAATAAAGGCAAAATGAGAAAGGAGGAGGAAAAGATGAATGAATTAAATTATGCAAGAAAATTCCAGACGGTCACTCGCTACTCTTCAAAAAAGCTATTTGAGACAGAAAAAGATGAATATCCCAACTGTGTCTTCTTTGAAGATGAAGACGCAGTAATTCTCGTAGCAAAAAAAAGAGAGAAAGAAATGCCTCTTGAGGAAGCAAGAAAGAGGGCTAGAAAATATGGCTTCCTCGAGAAAATGGAAAAAAATATCTTAAAGGAAATAAAATAAAAGGAGGAGATAATGTTAAATAAAAAAATGTATTTTAAACTTGAGAAAGTTTATAATTCTCAAGTAGAACCTCGTATACCTGAAAGCGTGCGAGAGGTAGAAAGAACAGCGATGGTCTTGGCAGGTAGAACATTATTGACAAAAGGAGAAAAAGAAGCCTGCAGAGAAATATTTAAAAGTTTAAAAGAAGAATAGAAGAGAGAGGTGAGAATACAAGATGATATACGATAATAATGCTTCACAAGCAAAAGATGCTTCCTCTTTATGCGATGAAATCATTGCATTAGAGAAGCAAATTGAAGAAATGAATAACGAGCTCAGAGAACATCCCGAGCCATTAGGAAAAGACAATCTCTTTTCTATTGTTATGAGAGATTGTCAAGCTCGGTGGAGGAAGGTTGACTTCACCGAGCTGGGGGATTGGGAGCAAGCGTGGTATTGGTGTGTCCAAACACACCAAGGGTTGATACCGATTCCGTTTTTCTATCGCCATTCTGAAGTGTCAGAATGGCAGGAAAGATGGATGAAGACTCACGCAAAAAGAGTAAGAGACTTTTTGCGTGAAAAAATGAAGGAAAATAAATATGCAGAAGAAACTTTCTTCTGTATGAGGAAATGAAGGAGGCATAGCCTCCAGGAGGAAACGATGAAAAAAGCACTAAAGGGATGGCGAAGATGTCCTTGTTCTGAAGTCGATTCTGATTTCAGAAGGAAATTACACGCTGTTATAGAAGGTAAAGGAGAAAATTATGATTAAATTACGCTGTCCCGAATGTGGACACAAACAAACTCTCGCTTCAAAGAGGACCGGTAAACTCTTTTGTAGAGTTTGCGGTTATGAAGGGAAGCGAGAGGAATTTATAGAGAAGGAGGAGAGTAAAAAGGGGGTGAATTAGATGAGATTTTCTGAAGAAGCAATTAAAAAACTTAAAGAATGTAAAACTGAAGAATCTGCAAAGGAAATACTCTTCAATTTTTTAGAGCAATTAGGATTTGCTAATGTAGTGAAAGAGTATAAAAAAATAAATAAAAGAGAAAATAAGGGAAAAGAAGAGGAGGGTTAATCACCCTCCTTTTCATTCCAACACCATATTTTTCCTCTTCTCTTTCCTCAACCACCTCCGATGTTTCTCTATCTTATCCTCCCACCACTCTTTGCCTACCTCTCCAATTATCCTACCATTTACCATTACAATCACTCCATTTAATTTAACATCTGCTTTCCTATAAGCTATACGGAGAGATTTTTCAACGGAATTATTGTTGTTGCTCATTTTTACTCTCTTTCACATTATTAATTATGATTTCTATTCTCGGGTTCTTCTCGTCTATTCGCTGATAATACTGGTCTTCTATTCTATTCCAGTTATCATCTTTTATAATACCACATTTAACTAATCCATCCAAAGCTCCCTTGAGACCTTGAGCATAATTTATTTTATCCCTGCGGTGCTTCTTTGGAAAATAGATATAGAAATCTATTTTAGCCTTTTTAAGCGGTAAATAATTTAAAGAAGGTTCTTCAGCCCTCTTTAGAAAAGCTATAGTATATTGTCGTAGTGCAACCATAATCTCATCATACCACATATCAGCATAGGCCTGTTTCTCTACCCAATGCCAATGTCTAATTTTATTCCCAGACACTGGTATACGAGGGATAATTAGTTTAATCATTCTAATGCTCCTTCCAATCCTTAAGTGTAAGTTTTATATTTTTTATAGGACATCTCTTCTTATTGCACTCCTTTACCTCTTTGTCGCTCTCTCCCTTTTTAACATATCTACACTCGTGCCCATTGAGAAGAAAAGGACAATCCCTGCTATCTATTGTTATTCCCCAGGACATTCTTATTTTTCTCACTTTTTTCTTTTTTTCTATTTGTTGATGATAAAAATCCACAAGCCCTTCAATAGTATTAAAACTACAACATTCCATCTGAATACCATTAAAATTAAATCGCACATAACAATCTTTTTCCTTCGCTATTGCAATCCCCTCCGCAATTGCTTCTTCAATGAGTGTTCCTGCATATGGTTCATATGTTTTTACTTGTTTCATTTTAGACATTTTATCCTCCATTTTTCTCATTTTTATGCACCATCCTTAACAAATTCCGTAATCCTCTTATATTATGACATTCGCATTTCCGAATCAATTCCACACCCCTATTGCAAAGTTCTACATCTTTGCAATTATCACAATCTCTTTCCCTTCCCTCTAAATAGCGTAGATAACATAAAAGTGTATCGATTAATTTCATATATTCACCTCCTCCATTTTTCATACCTCATATATCATTGCTCCCTTAATAAACTCCGCAATTTAGTGCCTCTATGAGAGTGATTTGTTCTTTGCTTTCACTAAAATTCCTCAAGTATCCCTTTTCTCTTTTTCATATTTTATTTTTGCCTTATCATAACTATTTCCCCGGGGATAAACTCTTCTTAAGTGAGCAGCTAAATATCCGTGCATTTTTTCCGGGAGTATATTTAACCACTTTAATATTCTCTCTTCTGATGAGCTGACTTCTAATTCCTTTTTTGCTTCCTGTAAAGATTTCCAATTATCTTTTTGCATTTGCTTTTTTCTTTCCTCTTTTTTTCTAAAATTCTCAAATGGAGTATTAACTGTAAGAAATCTTTCCAACCCCCTTTTTAAAAATTCTTTTAATGTCCATTTATAGCTCCAAAAATATTCTTTACCCCCTAATACAGTTTTATAGTTCTGCATTGCCTCCGTAATCTCCTCTTTTGAGAATTCCTTAAGTGCAGATTTGAGTGCACTCTCACACTGCCCAATTTTTCTATGCTGGATGATTTTTAAGGAATTCCAAAATTGAAAAAGACTATATATATTTTCTTTTTCTTTCTTTTCTTTTGTGTTCTGCTTTTTTGCGTCAGAGTTTTGATGCATTTTTGCGTCAGGTTTAATAACCACCTGCTTTTTTGCAGGTAGTTTCCACTTCTCCCAATCCTTCTGTATTCCATACTTACAGATAAAACCTGATGCATCTTTGCGTATAAGATTTTTACTTAATAAATTCTGTAATGCTCTTTCAATCGTCCTTCCACTTAATCCCGTCAACTTTATAAATTGACTGCGTGATATCGTATCCCATTGTTTCTTAACCCACAGTCCATTTTTATCTTTATATGGTTTTCCGTGTCTTAACTTTAAGTATCCCCAAGTTTGTCTCATAATGCAGTCAAATATTTGTCGTTCTTCACCAGGAATTCTAATTTTCATCAAATGGTCGGCTATTTCATTTGCTATATCTATATGCCCATCTTCTCTCTGTGGATTCGCCATTTATTTCCTTTTTGTCTCCTTTTAATCCCAATCATCAGGTCTTAATCCCTCTGTTTTCCGCAGACTATACACACTCCGCTTCTTCTCTGAATATAATTTATAATGAGCCAGTGAATCTGCTCCATCGGGACACTTCGGAATATGAATATAAATAAATTTACCTTTTGTTCGGATCTTGCGATAATTTTTTCCTTCTATACCGGTAATTTCTTGTAAGCAATTATGACAAATCTTGTGATTATCGGTAGGGAGAAAACCCCCGATTTCTCTTTTTGTCCATAATTTCCCTTTCATTATCCTCCTTTTTAGATGGGGCTGACGAGAATTGAACTCGTTTCTCCTGTGTGAAAGACAGGGATTCTAACCATTAAACTACAGCCCCTTTTCCTTCCTTCTCTCCTCCTTAAATCTCAATTCTTCCTGTAAGAATTGTTTAGCTTTTATTTGCCAGCCAATAGGTTCTTTCATCCAGAATAACATATACTCAAAAACTTTATGATCTTTAATTGCTTTTCGAGCCATTTCTTGGATACATTTATCAACCCAATCTTTTTTAACCTTCATCTTCATTTTCTTGTTTGCCTTTAATCTATGTAATGAATTACTTCATTTCTTCTATTATCTTTTCAATTTTCCTCTCAAGTTTCTTCATTAACGAGACGGCAATTATCCCCATAACTCCAAATCCGATGGTAAAACCCACAATAAATATCCATATCATTGTTCCTATTTCATAACTCATCTACTTGCTCCTTTCCTAAAATTTTTTTATTTCTCCATTTTAGCCAATCCTTACCCCTTCTTTTCGCTAATTCTATTGCCGTATCCCCGCAATGAGGACAAATTTCCTTACAAAGAAATAGCCCTTTACGCCAATGTCCCATATATCTTGGGGTTATCTTTTTCGGTTTGCCAACATATCCACACACTAAACATTCAACCTGTTTCATTTATTTTCTCTCTTTCTTCCCGCTCTGGCAGTGCTCACACAGGCCCGGCAATGATTACTGGCAACATCCCGCCACACCCCGGCGCTAATTAAGGCAAACCACCCCCCTGAATGCCCCAGAGCGGGAGGCTTATTAGCAACTATTTTTCCCCATAGGGTTTCGCATATTCTTTATTGTTTTTTATTTCTCTTTTTTTTGTTAATCCTTTAAAGAAATTTATCATTGTTTTTGCTTTCTCTTTAGAAATCCCTTTATCAAGTATACTTTTAAGGGGTATTCCTCGCCACTTTTTAATTCCTAATTGCTGAGCAAGCTCTCTAATTATTACTATTTCCCCCTCGCTTGCGTCGTCTTCTTTTGATTTTACTTTCCTTACCTCTTCTTTAGATTTTTCTTCTGATTTTTTTTCTGGCACTTTTACTTGGTCAATAGAGTTTTCCTCTCCCTTCTTTAACTCTTCACTTTTCCCCTTCTTAATATATTCTTTTATCAATTCTGAAATGAGTTTTTCAGGAAGAAGTTTTCTTTTGGCATTTCTTTCTGCTTTTACCACTGCTTGCTCAAAAGCAAAGGGATTTATTTTTCCATTGGGATATTTCTTCATTTGTCTTTTTGCTCCCAATGTGGTATCAAGAAGAATCTCTTTACCACTTCCCGACTTATCTACTACAAAACGACCAGCTGTAACTATTACCTCATAACAATCTTCATCCCGATAAACCTGTTTATCTAATATCCTCATTGCTTCTCCGTGTGCTCCTGCTTCTTTTACTGCTGCATCTATTCCCGCCTTGCTTAATCCAGTTACCTTTCTTCCCTTATCGGTATAAGAATAGACATAAGTTTTAAGAATCTCTCCTCTCATTTCAGCTATGATTTGTTTTTCATCTTCTTTGTCCATTAGCAAAAATGGTGTAATCTCCGCTATTTCTTGATTTTTATTATTACTCATTTATTATCTCACCCCCTCCTTTATTTTATCTTTGCGTAGAAAAAAAAGACAATTTTCTATTTCATATTTCCAATTGTGTTCTTTTTCCTCTTCTTCTGCTAATCTTGCTTCTAAAAATTTTATAGCGTTTTCTCTATTTTTTTGCATTATCTTTATTTTATTACCCATTTATCTCACCCCCTTATATTTCTCTCTATCTTTCATTGAATCTATCTGACTTGCAAGATCATCTGCATAATCTTCTGTTGCCTGCTGATAAACCTTAAATTGCAATTCCTTATCCAAATCATAAAACTCTTTATCATATTTTTCCATTGCAAGCTCATCAGCCCGCTCTTGAATAGCTTCTTTATAATCCATTATTATACCTCCCCCTTTAATAAATTCTCTACAAACTCCCCCAAGTCTTCTGCTATCTCTTTCTCTACCCCATCGGGTATTAACTTTCCTTTATAGCCATTATGCTCAACGGGGATTCCTTTATACCCGAATTCCCAGAGAAAATGAGCAACGATTTCTTCTCGTAGAGATAGAGATTTGTCTTTCTCTGCTTCCCCAACTGGCTCAAAAGAATGTTTACCATACCCAGCAAACATTAAATCATATTTCTCCGCTATCTCTTGAGCTTCCTCCTCATCTTTTGCCTCAAATGTAACACCTACATAAGAGGCTTTTGCTTCAGGCTCGCTTGCCATTCTTCCAAGTAATTTATACCTCATCCTTTTCCTCCTTTTAATTTTGGATTTTCGTAGATATTGCCGAGAATTTTACAGTTCGGTATAGCCGAAATCAGCATTTGATATTTTTTTGTCTTAAAGCAACCATCATTAAAAACTACAATATCTTTTTTATCTCGATTTTTTAAAGCCTTATAATATCCAGCTTGAAATTCAACTACATCCCCTTCATAAATTTCCTTCCCATTTTTATCTTTGAGTCCTGTATATTCCACCCAAATCAATTTCTTGAAGTCTGTCTCATCAAAACATAAATAAGTTCCATCTTCCCAATCAAATTGTCCTTGTCCGTTTACGGGGTCTAAATCAGCCAAAGTAAAGGATTTAGACATCACCCTATATTCTTTATTCCATACTCTAAATTTTATTTCTCGCATTTCAACACCTCTCTAAATCGTTTTCTCCGCCTTGTCTCCGCAGGTCATCCAAATAAGCCTGCTTCTTCGCAAAGTAGAGACTAATCTTATCCCCTAATTCTCGTAGCATCTTTTCAGGCATCACTACCTGCATTCCTTCTAACTCTTTAATTCTTTCTTTCAAATGAATATTTTCCATTCGCAAATCTTCAATTATCTCCCTATATTCATCTATTTTCTTCATAGCAATCCGAGCATCAATTGCAGCACATTGGGCATCTTCTGCGTTCAATGCATCCCTTCTACTGAGGTAATAATTTCCGTATAAATCATAGCCACCCATTATTCCTCTTCCTTTCAATCGTAGCAGACATCTAAATAGCCCGCTGCACACATACGATCTTCTATTTCCTCATCAGTTGAATCATAATCTTTAACATCTCTTCTGAATTCCTCAATTTCTTCTTTAGTTGGCTTTCTTTGACCGCAATAATAACCTATAAAAGACATTCTTTTCTCCTTTCTTTAATCCATCCCGCTAATACAAACGGTTAGGATTATGATTATTGTTATGATAATTGTTAGTGCATACATTCTAATCCTCCTCTCCACAAGTGCCATCGTTAACTATACGAGGCATCGGTGGTTTTATCTTTGTTAATCTTACCGGGTTTTCTTTTATAAAGTAATTTCCATTTCCATAATAGATTTTCTTTCCTTGTTTGCTCTGTAATCCTGTATCCTGTATCTTTTCAATTATACTTAATCTCTTAATTATCTCTTTGATTTTTTCCATCTTTTTCCACCTTTTCAATTGTGATAAGATTATCATTTATGGGAATAAACTTTTGCATTCCTTCATCGGTAGTCATCCAGAAACCCCTATCTTCATTTCTCGGAATGCAGTCACTTTCTCCGTAGATAATCTCATCTTTAAGTATCACTTTAATTCTCACAAATTCCTCCTTTAAATCTAATTCAAAGGTTGAGATATCCTCCTTAAAATAGCCATCCATAAACCATTCAAGAGGAAATCTTATCCTCTTTTCTCTGCTGCATTTTTTACAGCAGGTAAGTAAATTATCTACTGTAGTTTTCCCACCTCTGCACTTCGGAGTAGAATGGCAGAGGTAATTTGTCAATGAACCGCAGAATACACATTTGCCTCCGTCCCTTTTATTCACCTCCCTTCTTATCTTTCTGGGAATGTAGGAATCGCTACTCCAACAGGAATAATCTTTTTTCTTTGTTACCCCCATTGTCAGCCTCCTTTCATTCTCATTATAGCATTACTAATTGAGGCAAGGATAACTACGCTAACCACCCATATTAGAGCTATCTTACTTAAAGCATTATATAAGGTTTGGTTTGAAAAATTAGGAAAATTTGGAGAGAAATTAGAAATTTCAGTTCCGATAATATATAAGTTGACTCCTTGAATTTTAGGGAAAAGGTAAGTTGGTAGGAAGTTTTGGGTGGTTAACATAAAATTATCCTTGCCTCTTTCAGGAGAAAAGAATGTTTTAATGGAGGAGATCTCTCCCCGAATTATTCGTTGCCCTCCTTTCTTTATCATATCCTTTCTCCTTAATTATTTTACTCTATTATACTCTTTTTTGAAAATTTGTCAAGTCTCCCATCTTTGCTTTCGGATTATTTGGTTAATTCTCTGGCGTGATAAGTTTAACAATCTACCAACATCAGCTTGTCTCCAACCTTCAACAAAGATAAAGTGTTTAATAAGTTTCCTTTTTGTTTCGTTTAACTTTTCTTCTTTTTCCATAGCATTTACAATATAACATAATTTTATAGAAGTGTCAAGGGATGGAGGTAAATAATCTCCCATTGAAAATAAATTTATGTTTTATCACAGGCACTTGCTCTAAATGAAATAAATCCTTTTTACTAAAATAAGCAATACTAAATCCCTGGGTCCAATTTGTAAAATCCAGATATTCTGCATCTAAAGAACACATACAGGGATTTTCATACCAACCAAAAGTGCCTTCCATATTTCTTACTACGAAACTCCCACTACGATGAGCGTGTCCTATAATCCCACAACCTCCGTAACGCTCAAAATTTGCTTTAGCGGTCCAACCCGAATGCTTCCTAATAATAAAGGAATGATGAATCTTTAATTTATGGTATCTAATGGGAGGATGTAGGTAAGAATAATAAGGGATATGCTTCTCTGGTAAGCCCAACAAACTTTCTATTTTTAAGCATCGTAATCCAAATAACTCAGGATTTCTCCGTAAGTGCTTCTCTAGTCTTGCCTCGTGATTCCCCTCAAGGAAAGTTATATCCTTTACATACTGTTGGATTCTCTCAATGATTCCGATTCCCAAATCAACCTCTTCTTGAAGGGAGGCTATCCTCTTGGGGTCTTTATCAAAATTACTGATAGAATAGCAATCTAAAAGGTCTCCCAGAATAAAGAGTTTATGAGGTTTGAAAAATTTTAGAAATTTCAGGAAGAGGCTAAAAAGAGCATAATCGTGGAAGGGAATATGGAAGTCTCCTATAAATACTACTCGCTCAAATTTCTCTTTTGCTTCAATCTCTCTTTTCTTCCATTCCTCATCTCTCCGCAACCATCTTATCTTTTCAGCGTTAATATCAATACCAAAGAAACTTTTTATATTTTTGGATAATTCCTCATCGGTGTGTTCAAGATAGGAAGTTTTAATATAATCATATATAACAGGATGGTCTTGCCAGAATTTACTTCCCAAATTACCTCCTTATTCTTGTAGTATTGTTATTAATTAACCTTATTTTTTACCGAGTATAGTCTGCAATTTTTGTTCATTTTGCCTATCATAGTGGACAATATTCTACCTGTTCCAAAATGGAATGGGTTGCTACAAAGTTTAACAGTGCAATGCCATTAAAAGGATAAATATTGCTTATTTTATCCTTATGAGAAGGATTATAGTATAGTTTAGAGTATTATAGTTTTATTATACTTTTAAGTATACTGTATTTCATTTCACGAACTCTTATTTATTAAGTGTTTATTAAACCGAATACATTATGTCCTTATTCCAATGTAGAATAAGTCTATTCATTCATCTTCATTGTGTTTTAATAGAGAAGTTATATTCTTCCCATCAATCCCCACAAGATATTGCTTTCCCTTGCAATCCACAAAAGCTAAAGTATTACTTTTTACTTTACTTCCATCTTCCAAAATTCTATCGCCATATTTTACCTTATGCCTTTTCCCACAACGAAAACACTTAATAGTTTTTCCCAATTTTGGTAGTCTCGCTAATTCCTCATTGCCGATTGCTAACACTATTTCTCCTTATTGGATTATAGTCAAACTGACTTAACTGCTTCTTTTCTCTATCATTTATCCATTCCACAATCTCATTTATCTTTTCAGCCATTTCTTTAAGTTCTTCACGACCAACTATTGGTTCTCCATTACCCCTCACAAATCTTATTTT